AGCACACTCTTCAAGCACAGCAAATTGTTTGGAAGAAAGAAAATGACCCTCAGTATGGCCAATTGAAATGGTTGTTGAATTGCACTGCTTCAGGATATTTCGAATTGTATGTGCAATGCTTTCATCAGACATGTCAATGGTACTGAATTGTAGTAAGCTGACCACTCGCGATGGAGTTCGCGTGTCGGGTACCAAACCAACATGAAAGTGGGGTGTTTGCTCCTTAAGCCTATCGCCATTAAAGGCCGTAAATAGACCGACATGCGCATCCGTCCTCTCGGGCCGAACAACTTTCCAGAAAAGAAGTTTGGAAAGATTGTCGCCTCGCCTCATTGATTTCTCAACTTCGCGATGCCAGTGGGGATTGCTCCCGATTGGCCGACCATGTCTCGCCGCATAACGACTAACCTATAGAAAAGCATGAGTGACCTAATCGGTTGGTTTTTGGACTAATGCAGTGCTGCTCAGGCTGCGCAACTTATCTTTCGATTTTCTGTTGGTTTCGCTGCATTCCTACTCAGAGGCTATGTATTTGGTCTCGTACAAGAAGACGACTAAATTTTAACTCGATAGTTAGAGTTAATGAACGTGCAAGAACAGCATGTATGCTATTCAAAATCTGTAATCTCCACATCTTTTGAAAATGTGTTCTTCCATGTGATTGTCCGCTTTCCGAAAGCTCCATGCAATGTGATTGTGTTCGGCACCACAGCTACAGCATGATCTTCGTAAACTACAACAAATGAGCGTGATATTTTCCTCCTATCCATTTGATCAATCAACCGTTTGCGTGACCTTTGTGCAAAACGCTCATTCATGATGATAAGTGGAACACCATTTTCCCTACAAACTTGCAATGCCAGAGTCCTATTCACGGGGCCGCGGTAGGACGCGATCGCATTGATTGCCGCGACATTCGTCCTTACGCAATTAGCCAAAGCGTAACCAAAGCAACCACCATTTCTTTCACGCACAGTGTATTGTCGTGGTTCTTCGGAGCGCAAAACATCAGGTAAAGATGCGAAGTCGGCTCGAGCAATAGCTAGAGCCCTAGTCCACATGTCAAAGACGACCACAGGATCACCACCCCAGACTTGGCATCTCGCCTCGCAATAAGCCTGCAACCCGTGTCGTGCAGCCAATGCCTCGATGCGCTTGGCATCCGCAGAGATTCCCGCATGTTGTATCTGATTGCGTTTCCGGTGCGCATACTTTAGTATGGTGCGCAACGCTTTATACACCACAGTCCGATGCGGCAAAACTGCTCGACTGATGAAAGTTACACCATTTTGGCGCTGTGTCCTCTCTTCCATTTTCCACGTGAGTCCAGCATTGGCCTTGCTTTGGTCAGACAACCCCTTGCCTCGCCATTCAGGCTCGCGATCCATGGTGACGTCGTCTCCACTCTGGCACACCCTAACATCCTTGAGTCTTGCTACACTAATCAGTGAGCTAAAGGCCATGATTTTGTTGATAATGAGAGTCCAAGGGTCTCCAGATGCCAGAGCCTTACTCAATACGAATTTGAACGGAGAACCCATCATGCGCACTCGACGCTCATCCCTAATCTCTTTTGCGAGTGCCCCAAGGCCTTGCTTGTCTGCTGCCATTTCAAGGAAAATTGAAGCTACAATGATGTGTACCGGTCGATGTGATGAATCTTGCTTTTCGATGTCTAACTCCACAGATGATTCGAATGTAGCCAAAAAGTCTTCAACCTCCTCTTCACGAAGTCCAACAGGTGACAGTTTTCCACGCTGCATAGCCCTAGCCCAAGCATGAGTCAACGCGTCACATGTATCTGCAAATATTGCTTGCTGCAAATCACTGGCTGAAACAACACCTTGTGCCTTCAATTCCGAAGGGCCGTCTTTCATTTCTGAAGGTTTCTTTGCAAACTCAGGTTTCAAGAAAGCGAAAGATAAAGTTGAGGCTGCGGTCTCATAGTTCGCATAAGACCCGTCTATCGCCTGTTGCCTGGTCTGTCTATGAATGGCAGCACGACGTGAATTGTTAATGTGTGCGAAGAAAAGTTTCTTGTCGATCACTTCTTCGAAAAGCCACTCCACTATTGTTTCAGCATCCACATAATCTTGTGGTCTAGTGCGCACATCGGGAACGCTACGTGTCAACGCTTGTACTTGGTCTGCACCAGGAACGTCACGTGGTTGAACGTGTAATTGTCAAATGCATCAGAGTGCGCTATACCCTCATCTCGGAAACTCACGCCAGATACCAACTCTACATTTGTGCGAATCTCTGAGGTTGACAATGGTTCGCCCGAGGCAGTGAATACCGTGGCCACCGTCACAGGGTCTGTCAATGGTTGTTCAACCAGGCTAGACTCTACAATGTTGGGTTCATGCACATGAATCCACGTTGACTCACTCTCGGCACGGACCTCACAGAAATCCCAAGAAGTACCACCCATGATCACCGTATCAGGCAGACGTCCGTTCACTGAAGTATCATCAAACCACCGGAAGTTGGTCAGAACTGAGACGCCCTCGACGACAAAGATTGTCTTCTTTCTTGCTCTAGTGAACCCAACAGCACAGTGTGATGCTTGCTCGGCCTGCCCAAGCCACCGCAAATCGCCACCCAGAGCTCTGCCCAAACCGTGTATGACCGAAAACTCAGAACGACGTCCTTGACATTCATGCACCGTTGCTGCCTTGACGCCTCGTTGAAGTACCATCTCTTTCCCGATTTGTGTTCCTTGCATTGCAATATCATCTTGGCCTGGCAACAACGTGTCATCTGCAGTAAGAGTGTAACACATCGCCTCTGCATCCTCGGAACCGCAAAACAAGTCTTCAACAAAAGTATCCGTCACAGTGCTGTGCAGGTAGGTAACTGCAGCATCCCATCCAACAAAAGTCGTTGGTGTGATCATGACGCAAGGAGCGTCAGAGGCTATGAGCTTCAACTGTGTTGGTGAAAAAACGTTGGATATCTGACGTCTATCACCAATAGTCACAACACCCTTGCTTCGTGAATGCCTGTTGGCAATGGCCTGAAGATGTTCCGGATCGAAAGCATAACATTCATCTATGATCACATACCTAGAAGCATACTTGGTTACTAGTGCCTCATGCTGTGTGACCACCGTAGCCCTACGCAAAGGTTCGAGTTTTCCTAGGTTCTCCTGCCACTCTTCTTTGAGTTCACGTGTGGGCACCACGACCAGGTCATTCACTGAAATCCAGGTACGTGGAACCTTAGATTTACCACCCATGGCAAGCCCAGTAATATGAGCAAGCCAATTCTTCACTGCTGGTTGCGTGAAAAGAGCCTCAGACTTGCGTAAAATGTCAGCAACATAGTCGATCCCTGGGTTGGCCAGTTGAGCTTGATACCAAGGTACCATGGCAGCATCATTGCACAGACGTGCACCCAAGTCTGCGGCCACCACAGCTTCTATGAGAGCATGTTGTATTTGGGCCCCGCGAGCATCTGGCGATATGTAGTTCGGCCCAGCCAAATTCTCAGCATTTACTGTCGCACCATGTTGTAAGTCCATCAATTTGTGAATGGGAGAAAAATCATATTCACCATTCGCTTGCGTGAGTCTGTGTAGACGATACTCACCGTTTGGAGACGGTAAAGTTATCTTCCCAAGTTTGAAGCATTCACGAATGTCCTGATTATCTATCGGCCTGAGAGGTATGGGTATCAAATCAGGTTCCCCGCCAAGTGCGAACTGTAGGCCCTTAAAACTTTCCGGTTCGATATTTGCCAACTCTTTTTTGAGCATGTGTATCATTTTGCTCTTTTGAGTTGTGCTTGCAGTACGACAATCATGATGAAAGGCACTTAAAAGGACTGACGCCGCGGCACCCCGTCGAACATGAGAATTGAACTTGCCAAGGAACAATTTCACTTCAGAAAGGAAATCTGAGTATGGCAACCCAGCATTCAATTCCAGTTCTACGATCTGTTCCTCTGGTAGCAAATTCTTTTCGCGGAACCTCTGCAAATCTACCGCATGATCAACAGCGAAAACATTGAAGAAGGTCTCCACAATGTCAATCGCAGCAGCCTGAAAGTCGAGATCTTGTGAATCTTGCACAGCGACCCAGAACTTTGTCAACTTCTGATTAGACCAATCCAGATAATCAAGGAAAGCTGTTATTTTCTTCACAGCATCTTGCTTCCCCGTGATCCGTGCCACAGTAATAGTGCAATCGACCAACACTCTAGTTGCATCGATTGAGTATCTCATCCCCAACATCATAGCTACACCGATCACGTCGACATATGAAAAGGAAATGGCCCACGACTCCCGAAAGCCATGCTCGATGGCGTGCTGCCACTTACGTGGAGAAGTAACCCATCCGAAAAGAGTTGACCAAGCGCTCACGACCACGTTCACTAAAGATGCTGGCTCAATCTTAGCCCCAAAATGTTCCTCCATCGCACGCTCGGACATTTGGTCCAACGTCATCTGCCCGATATCCGTGCGATAGATTCTCATTAAGGCTTCCATGCTGGACATGGCTCCCAGCGCCATAGTACCAGTAGTCGTTGCTGCGAGTGTTGAAGCGACAGATGAGTATATTGACTTTCTCACCGTCTCAGTGGTGGTTTTTGGTCGCAACTCTTCAGCATGATTCTCCGCCAATGCATCTTGCACCTCAGAATACACCTCTATCCAAGTGCCTAAAGCCTGAGCTTCAGTTTCGGAGAGGGTGATGCGCGGTGTGACCTGAGTACCCGAAATGGAGTACGTCACGACTGATTGCCGTAGGACGATACGCGCTACCATCTTATCCTTGATGGCTTGAGTCCTGTAAGTCGCCATCACCCTATCGAATCCTTTCTTCTCAACAAGCACGACCGGTCTCGTCATGTCAGGCATGATCAACCGTATGAAATAGTAATGCTCATAAGAGGGCAAACAACGGGTAGCCCATCCGCCAGCACTGAGAGTCAAATTGTGATATTGCGAAGCATGATCTCCAAAAATGATAGTTCGACGCAGCGAATGTCCCGAAGCAAAGGTGGGTGCGAATAACTGACGGACCTTTTGCAAGTCTTGCACATAATCACCTCCATCATGAAAGGATGACACCACCTTGCCGAAGGCCAACTCAGTCGTCATCTCGGTAAGTGAGTCGTACACCTTACGGCCCATCAACGCGCGCCAATCTATGGAAAACTGTGACAAGGCGTTGAAGACCTCTGCTTTGACCATAAGTTGCACGATAGTACGTGCATCTATGTTTGGCTCGATGTTTATCATCAACAATGAACTGACTTCAAAACGCTTGAAATGGCCAGCTGCGCGTTGCCAATCGTTGGAACGCAAGACGCGCCCAGCCTTAGCAGCAGCATCGCGGATTCCACACGTTGGCATTTTGCACTGAGCACAATGTTTAGTTCTCCTTGACGTATCAAGAGCATCGGTGTACTCCCATATCGCAGCATTGGGAAACGCATGCATCTCTGCCTTACTTGGAGATATCAACCCTACTATAGCACCTTGCAAAGTCGTGATCGCGTGATTGAGTGCTGCACGGCGGATTGTCCCAGCAGCTCTATGTTCCTCGATCCGCGGAGAATAGCGCATAGGACCTATCAGTGCCAGCAGTCGGTGATACTGCGGTGATGATGGTGGCACAGAAGTGGCAATGCCCTCAAAAAACGCGTCGAGGGCAACAGCTGCGCGCTCTTCTGTCGAGCCCAAAACCTCCATACCAGACAACAGCACCTTTGAAGCTTCCAAGGCTGACACGGTGTTCATGGGTCTGGTGATCGCATGTCCGTAGGCTTCCTCCTCATCTCCGCGAATTCTCCGCTGAGCATGCAAACTATGAAGATGTGGTCGGCGTGGAAATATTGGCAGCTCCAACGCAGTCGAACCGACGTAACGACTCAATTGACCATTGAGTTGCCCTGCCACCGGCATGCGAGCCGAGATATCACGAGCAAAATTCGCCAAGTTCTCGAAATCTTGCTGAGTAGCACCAACAACGTCGGACTTGGGAATATCGCTCAAAAGCAGGCCTGATGAATCAACCGCATGCCAAACACCGTTACCTTTGCTTTCAACATGGAAATCATAGCCCCACTCCAAGAGACACGAAGCTGTAGGAAAACGCCTAAAGGAGCGTGGGCCGTGGTATGCAAGGTAACAATAACCCTCTACATACGACAACAAAAGAAATGAATTATGAATGATCATCAATATGGCGACCCATACGGGACACCATTTGAATGGTAGAAATTGCCAAATGGCCCATGTGGATGTTAAGAAACGTGTGATGGCGGTCACGTTAGATTTCGGGGTAGGGGAGACGAAGCACGAGATTTCAATAGACAAAGCTAAGATGATGTTAAACATTTTGAAACGTCGTTTGTAGAGGTAATGTAGAGAGGTGGACTGGGGACTGTGATC